TATCAGGTATAGTAATAGGGAATATGTTTAAAATTAAAAAGGACAGATTACCTAAAGCTTATGCTAAAACTAATATAGGATTTATAGTGTTTAATGAAGAACAAAAAATAACAGCTGGGGGTGATTGGACTACTGATATAGGTGGTAAAATGGTTATTATTGATAAACCTAAAGGGAATGCAACAGGTCTCCTTACCCCGGTCGTATTAACTGCCGAAGAAGAACTTAAACAGGGGGCTAATGTAGCTAAAGGCGAAAAAGAAGCAGAACTTAGCCAAGTATCTGCTTATGCTACAACTAATATAATATTTAATGTACAACCTAAAGCCAGCACAGCACTTGAAAACCAATTAACTATTTCTTATTCAACCACCCAACCCGGTAGTTACCCTACTAATTTAGATACACCTACAGTTTCTTGGGTTAACCAGGTAGGAAATACATTAAGTGGTTATTTCTTCCCTCCTGCAACCGATCAAGAAGTAGGAAGATATTTAAAAGGAGGATTAAATAACCAAGATTTTTCAGTAACGGTAAACGCTGTTAATTTAGAATTTAGTATGGGTGATTCTCAAAAACGAGGAACAGGAATTACAGATTATAATTATGATTTTACTTTAGAAAATGTTCCCGCTATTAAGAATACTATAGTAGAACAAAATAAAATAACATTTGAGTGTTATGACGTAGGATCAGTTGCTGCTGCTGTTCCGGGAACCTCAACCCCAACACCAGCATCTATTACTACAGGAGCAGTTATTACTGTAGAATTTACAGATGGGGGTACTTTTATTACTAATTATGATGGAACTAAATACGATTATAGGTTAACACTTTAATAACTAATGGCATTTTTACCTAAAAATAAGTACCAAAAATTTTATACCAACGGTAATAAATTTATTCTGTTAAAAACAGAAAAATCTTATACTGGTGACTATTTTGTAACCGATAAGGGAAGAATTTTTGCTGGTACGGACCCACAAAACATTATAGGTGAATTAAGGCCCATTTCATCAGACCCCCTTCCTAATATTAATAATGTTCCTGTAAATAATAGAATATATTCTATATTAAAAGAAAAACAAGCAAATAAACAAGGCTTTTATGTGCCAATCCCCTCTATAGTACCGCCACCTACTCCTGAAGATTATTCTAGAGGATATTTTAGAAGATATATAGTTGTAAGGTTAAACGATAAATCTTACTTTGAAACAACTAAAGAGGTATTTGAAGATTTTTTTATTAAAAACTATAATACTACATTAAATAAAGTATTTAGGATAAATTGGTCTTTAAAAGAAGATAACGAAGAAGATAATACTAAAACCTTAAGGTATTTTGAAACTAAACTACCGGGCATATTTGATTTTTTTCCTGATAAAAAACAATACTCACTAAAAGCAGGAGTAGTAAATATATCTCCTACTACACGTATATACCCTGATGGGGTAACTATACCTAAAATATTACCTGCGGCTTATCAAGAAGGAAATAAACAAATAAATACTATAGATAACCCTAGAGTACCTAGTAATCAATACTGTGGTAATTGTAAATTCCACCAAAAGGGTTACTGTAATAGGTGGAATGCTAATATAAGACATAACTATTGGTGTGCTGTGTGGCAAGGACTTGGTTCTCAAGAATAAATTTTGTATATTTGGGGTATGTACTACCTCATAGAAACACAGGATCAATTAAAACGATTTTTTAGTGACGAAGGTAACGAATGTTACCTTCAATTTATTACTAATAATGATGATGTACATCCTAAACTACAATCGTTATGTGCTCTTTACATTTATTCCTTTAGTAAGGAAAAGGGATTTATTATTAATTTAAATCACCCCGAAGCGTTTAAGCTTGAGTTACCAATAAGTTATTTACGATCATATACAAACATATTTGTAAAAGAAAAAATAAAAAGCTTACTATACATCCCTACACTCCCTTATACGGATATACAAAGCATATATTATTTATTAAAAAACGAACCACTAAAGGGATTACCTAAAACGGGCACCCACACGTTTTATGAGCGCAAATACGGCGCGAATAACGTGAATAAAATCATTCCACTTACGAAGCACTACGAGGCGCTGGAGGAGGAATTTAATGCGATTTACCCGTACATACTTAATTATAATAGTGAGGAATCAAATAAGTGGTATAACGAAATACTTACACCTACGTTAGCAAAAATGGTAAGTGAGGGCTTTAAAACTAACGGGGAATTTAAAAAACACTTTGACATAAATGAAAAATTTAGCATTGATGAAAATAAAATTTACGGATGGTATAATTTTTGCACAACAACAGGACGCCCTACAAACAACTTTAATAGCGTTAATTTCTCAGCTCTAAAACACGATACAGGTGAACGAGATGGCTTTGAAGCAGACAACGATTTATTAATTGAAATGGATTTTGAGGGTTATCACCCACGAATTATAGCGCGTTTATCAGGAGGTGAATTAGATAAAAGCGAATCAGTTCACATACAAATGGCAAAAATGTATTTTGATACTGAAGAAGTAGACGCTAAAATGTATAAACAAAGCAAGGAACTAACGTTCCAACAAATGTATGGGGGCATAAACCGTAAGTACCTTAAACATGAATATTTTAATAAAGCACAGCAATTTATAAACACATTGTGGAGTGAGTTTAATACTCAGGGTTATGTTAAAACTGTAATTGCGAGGCGCAAGCTTTTAAAGAGTAATTATAAAAACATGACACCCCAAAAACTATTTAATTATTATATTCAAGCATTTGAAACGGAGTATAATTTTACTATGTTATCTAGGTTATTTAAGTTACTTGAAGATAAAAAGAGTAAGATAATCCTATATGTGTATGACTCTATATTAATAGATTTTGCGGTCGAAGATGGTAAAGAAACACTCCAATCAATTAGATCAATAGTTTCGTCTGATTTTCCAATTAAAATTAAAAAAGGATATACGTACTCTTCTTTAGAGGACCTTTGATATTTATTGTGGAATAACACAATATATACTCAAATGAACAATAAACTTTATTGCACCTTCCTGCAAGATGAAGGGGTAAATGAAGTTGTAGAAAGAATATTAGAGGAGCACGATATATTATTTAATAAAATTTTTGTTCTAGTTGCATTAGATGACAATAAAACAATGTTGACCTATAATATAGACGGTCCGGTCTACAACCTACAATTACCAAATACTATACTTGTACACAGGAAAAAACAAACTAATACTTTATATACTATAAATGCTTTAAACGAAGTAATAAGGTACTTAAATAATGGTATTTTAGATACTACGTATCAAGTGGATTGGACGCGGTTCCGTAATAGTCTTCTTTTAACACGCCCCGGTGGGTTTAAAAAGATTAAAACACGTTTAAAAACAATTATTGAAGTAGAGTAATTTAAATAAAAGGTTATGTTATTATTAGATACTGTAGGTAATACTCCCCTACTAAAGTTTGAGTTTCTAAACGGTACTCTATGGGGTAAAGCAGAATTTTTAAACCCAGGTGGATCAGTAAAAGATAGACCTGTAGCTTGGATTTTAAAAATAGCTATACGCAACGGCAAACTTAAACCCGGAGATACTATAATTGAAGCCACCTCAGGTAATATGGGTATTTCATTAGCTATGTTTTGTGCTAATTTAGGTTTTAAATGTGTGATAGTAATGCCATCTAATATGAGTACTGAACGTAAAGTTATGTTAAAATCGTTTGGTGCTGAATTAATAGAGGTACCTGCCGGTGATTTTGATGGTGCTATTTTACTTAGAAATAAATTAGCTAAAGATAATGGGTGGTTTAATTTTAACCAATTCCATAACCTATATAATATAGAATCCCATTGGTATACTACAGGTATGGAAATTTGTAAAGATTTTGATTATAATAAACCCATAGATGCTTTTGTAGCAGGCACAGGAACGGGAGGAACTATAATGGGTGCGGGTAAATTTATAAAAAATAGATATCCTGTATGTAAATTAGTAGCACTAGAACCTGCTGAATCACCTGTTATGTCAGGTGGAGAACCCGGATTACATGGTATTCAGGGCATAGGAGATGGTAGTAAATTTTTAGTAGACTTAAAAGATATAGATCGTATTGAAACTGTATCTACTGAGGAATCAATTAAAAAATCCAAATCATTAGCTAAACAATATGGTTTATTTGTAGGTTTTTCTGCAGCCGCTAATTTTTTAGTTGCAGAAAGATTAATTGAAGAGGGGTATGCTAAAAATGTAGTTACTATCCTTTGTGATAGGGGAGAAAGATATTTTAGTTGTTTGTAAAGGCCCTTTGGTAAAATTTGGATTTTCTGACCTAAGGTATTATATTTACCCAAAATTAAAAGGTCATGAATCTAGATGAAATTAGAAAGCGCATGGACCGCTTGCAAAACAAGTCCAACGGCAAGTCAAAATCTGACTACAAAGCTAACTTTTGGAAACCACCTAGCGGTGAGAAATCAGTTATTCGTATTGTGCCCTATAAGCACAACAAGGAAGTACCATTCACTGAATTGTATTTCTACTTCGGCATTGACAAACCCAGAATGATGTCACTCTCAAACTTTGATGAGTCTGATCCAATCTTGGAGTTTGCATCACAACTACGTAAGTCCAATGATCCAGACAATATGGCATTGGCGAAAAAGCTTTACCCTAAAATGCGTACGTTCGCACCTGTAATTGTTAGAGGTGAGGAAGATAAAGGTGTGCGTTTCTGGGAATTTGGTAAGATGGTTTACCAAGAACTCCTTGGAGTTATGATGGATGAAGATTATGGTGATATTACTGACATTGCTCAGGGACGAGATATTACTGTTGAAGTCATTCCAGCAGCTGAAACTGGTAAGATGTACGACACAACTACTGTTCGTGTTAAACCAGTCCAGACCCCACTTTCAGATAGTGCTGAAACGGCTGAATCGTTTCTTGAGAATCAAAAGAATGTTATTGAGTTATTTAACAAGTACTCATTTGATGAAATGAAGGAATCCCTTCAAAAGTACTTGGCACCAAGTGAAGAGCAGGAAACGGTAGAGGCAACGTCACCTGTAAAAGAAAAAGTTGACCTCGATTCTAAAATAGACGATTTATTCGGTTAATATGGCTAAAAAATCCAACAATAAGGCCCTGGACGGGGGAAGTCTTACTGATGAGTTAGCGGTTTCGTTAAACAAAAAATTCAGTAAAGAATATAATCAAGTTGCCTACTTTCTCAACGGCGGGGATGAATCACCAACAGATGTGTCATCTTGGGTATCCACAGGATGTACACCACTCGATTTGGCGATCTCTAACAGGCCAAATGGGGGTTTGCCTGTTAGTAAAATTGTTGAGATTACGGGCCTAGAGCAAAGCGGTAAATCCCTCCTAGCAGCTCACGTAATTGCTTCTACACAAAAGCAAGACGGTGTGGCAATATACATT